CCTGGACATACTTGAGATCCTGCTTCGCCTGCTTCATGAAGAACATTTCCTGTCCGCCGGGGGTCGTGACCTTCTCGAGGCCCGTCGGCATCCTGCGGACGGCGCCGGTCTTGTCGGTGACCTCCTTATACTGGCCCGCCTTGATCTCCTCCGGCCTCGCGACCCGGAATCCCTGCTCCATCATCGCGAGTTTCTGAAGCATCCTCTCGTTCTCGAGGTAGCGTTTCTCGAACATCTCGTTCCACTTCTTCATCGTGTCACTCTGGCCGAATGACAGGATGTAACCGAGGGCCGTCAGCGACCCCCCGACCTTGTCGATCAGCATCGCGAGACGGTGGAAGTCGGCGATGATCTCGTATATCCCGGCCTTGATGTTCCGCATCCCCTCGATGAATTCCGGGTTCCACTCGATCTTTCCGGTCTCCTCGTTAAGGGAGATCATGTCCTCCGTGAGCTCGATCATCCACTGCTTGATATACAGAAAGAGAGGCTCAGCCACCATGCCCCCGGCCTGGAGGGCGATGTCCTTCATGTTCGACCACAATCCCGCCCAGGTTCGCTGAGTCTCGATCCCGGCGGTCTTGTAAGCCGCGAGTTTTTCCATCAGGAAATTGAAAAGCGTATCGGCATTCTGGCTATGCTCCCGGATGTCCTCATTTCTCAGCCCCAGGACAACGCCGATCCGGGAGGTGCGCGGGTTGATGGTCCCCATGAGGAGGGAACGGGTCTCCTCGGCCAGCTGGTCAAGGGAAAGGCCGATCGCGCCGGCAGCCTGGACCATCGCGACGGTGAATTCCTTTGCCATGTCCGGATTGAAACCCTTGCTCATGGCAACCGGCAACGTCACCATGTAGGCATTGACAAGCTGGTCCAGGGTCGCGATCGTCTGGAGGTTCGCGGCTTGCAGCTGGGCCATCATGCCCGCGGAGGCCTGCTGCGCGGCCTTCAGGCCGGCAGACCCCTCAAGGACCTTCCCGGTCGTCTGGTCGATATACTGGCCGTTGAGCAAAAAGGAGGTCGCGATCCCGAGCTGGTAGGATTCGATCTGCCCCAGGTATCGCATGGAGGATCCGAACACTTTGTCGAATGCCATGTAGGTGCCGATGATGGCCGTCGTGATCCCGATCCAATGCTTCCGCATTGCAGCCAGGACCCCGTTGACCTCATGGGCCTGTTTCTTCATCGGGTCGAAGTCCATCTTCCGGCGAAGGGCCTCAACCTCTTTCCTTGAAAGACCGATGGACCTCGTCAAACTTTCCACAGAGTCCCGGGCCTGTCTCGTCCCCATGCCCTTCATCATCCGGGACTCGAATTGCTTGATCTCCTTCTCTGTGAGCTTCGTCTCCAGGCCGAGGTTCTTGAGGTCTTTCCTCATGTTCGCGAGGGCGACCTCGGCCTCCTTGACATCGATTCTAAACTTTACGCCTGGCATCGTCTTTCTCCTGGGAAACCTTTTCCCTCTGTCTTTCGAGGATCCTCGGCAGCAACCTTCTTTCGATCACGAGGACCTTCTCGAAATCTTCAACGGTCCCGTTAAAGACTTGACAGAGCCGGAGGACCGATTCCGTCGTAATGGGCAGGGGGGACGAAAATCCGTAAGGCCGATCGAATTCAGAACATATCGACCAGATCCTCCACGCCAGCCGGTTGTCCTCGTCGAGCTCCGGCTTTTCACATTCTCCGCAGGGCGGATCGCCATGATAGAGGTCCCGGCAGACCTCGCAGCTTACGACCTGGTCCTGCCCGTTCCAGTCCGCCCAGCTTTCGAGTTTTTTATGAGATCTTCCAACCTCTTGCCCTCAAGCTCCGACAAGGCATCCACCTCGTCCAGGATCCGGTCGATAAAGGCCGGATTGCAGACATAGAGGATCTCCTTGTTCTCGTCGGTGCAAAGGATCGGCTTCCCGTCCTCGTCCTCAATCCCCTTCCAGTCCAGGATGCACTTCTTGATCTTCGAGATCTTGAACCGGTAGAGGTTGACGTTCTTGAACCGCTGTCCCTGGTCCCACTCGACCTCGTGGGCCAGTTCAAGGACTTCGTGAGCGTCCTTCGGGCTCATGGGGACAACCTGGACTTTGGCCTCCCCTTCACCCTCCTTGATAGTGATCCAGACGGGCTCCTTTTTCGTCCTGAGCTTCATAAAAACCTCCTTTAGGTTTGGTTAAGGGAAAAGCCCGGAAAGCAGCCGGGACAACTGCCTTTTCGGTTCGCGTCACCTATCCGGGCCCTTTCGTCATTTCAGCAAATGCTGAAACATTCAAATTAGTGGAAGACGATCTCGCAGCTGTCCTCCCCGACCGTGCCGAGGGCCTTAAAGGGAATCGTGAGCTCCACGGCAGGAGGCGCGAAGTTGATCGCGGGGACCTCCAGGATACAGCGCTTGAGATACATTTCCATTGTGTAGCCGTCATCGTTGCCGAAACGGATGTGCACCGGCACCTCCGACCCGTCATAACCGTCCTTGAAATACTTCGCATCGGTTTTCCGGAAATAGAGAGACATCGTGCTGGAGATGTTTCTCCGGTCCTCGATGTAATCCTCCGGATATTCCGCGCCGATCTCGTCCTCGATGTATTTCTTCGGAAGGTCCAGGGTGAGCTCCATCGACTTCAGGCGGGACTCAACCCCGTTGACTTTGACCGTCGTGTATCGGTTCTCGATGGGATCCCCGATGGCGGTCCCGGTCGGCAGATAACCGGCAACCTCGTCGTCCGTCGCCCAGGTCTGCCCGCAGGCAGCCGAGAGGCTCAGGGTGTTCGTGGACACGGTGTTGATCGTCCAGCCGGACCCCGCGTTCGTGAGGCTTTGAGTCTTGTTGTAAATGACCATCCCGGCCTTGAACAGCTTGCCGTCATCGACCACAAGCTGGGTCGCCGCCGTCCCCGCGCTCGCCGCGAGAGGCGAAGTCCCGGCCCAATACATGTTCATGCCCTGGCCGGTAAGGGTCACCTTGAGGGCGCCCTCGTTCGTCACACCGAACACGGCCCGGTTGACCGTCGCGCCAGTAAGAGCCTGGATAAAATGGTCCGTCTCGACCCAGATCGTGAGGCTCGGCGCCGTGATCGCCTGCTTGTAAAAAACAGACGAAAGGGCAACGTCCACATTGTCAAGGTGCGCCGTCGCCGCCGCGGATCCGTAACCCCTCGTGCAATTAAGGAGTGTCGCAGCGGTGGATCCGGCCTGCGTGATCCCCTCGTAGCGGATCTGCTCCGTTCCAATGGTAATGACCCCGACATTCGGAAGTGTCCCCCCGGCGATCCCGTCGACGACCGCGGTCGCAGCCGAAGCCGAAATGCCCCCCGACAGGGACGCCGTCGTCGCGGCATTTTCCGCACCCATCAGGGAATAAAAGGCATCCATCCCCTGGGGCTTATTCCCCACCGTCCCGGAAGGCCGCACATACATCGGCACCTCCCAGTCCCCGGCAGGGACCGCATTCTGGAATTGATCGAGCAAGTCCAGAGTATTCGAAAGCTCCTCGGAATCGACGAAAGCCGGATTCTGGTTGATCATGGCATTACCGGCCGGACGGACAAAGTCGCCCGTCGCGCTCGGCCAGGCCAATGTGCCGGCCACCGATTCCAGGGCGATGAAAACCCTCTGTTTCCTCGAGAGTCCTATTTGAGATGTTGAGCTCATGATTTCATCCTCCTGTGTTTTATTCTCCGATCCAGGCGTGGAAATTTATCCGCACCGTCACTCGATAATACCCTTCAACGATCCCGACCACGGTCGTCGACGGATCATCGAAAATAACCCCATCCGCTTCGGCCCGGCGAAAGGCCGTCTCGAGTCGCCCCGCGTATTCCATCGCGGTCTTGTATCCCCAATCCGGGAGAACGTTGACATTCACCTGGAACACCCCAGTCCGGAGTCCCACCCCGTCCACCCCGAGCTCGCCCGGGAAGGTGTCCCCCATCACAATCACAGGCTCAATCCACGGCCCCCGCGGTGCCTTGTGAGATCTGTTCAGGCCGGCGATCTCAGTCGCCGTGGCCCATGTAGTATAGAGACTCGTCAGAATCGCGGCATAGACCTCTGTGGGCGTCATGTCGTCCCCTTCCAGTATTTGCTTTTCATCGCCTCGGCATGAAAGATCTGGATCATCTGCGCCAGCGCCACGTTGTAAACCCCCGCCGCGGCCTGCCCCGAATGACCCTCCTCGATCCGGTAGGCATAAGGCACGTTGTTGAAAAGCCAGATCGACCCTTGCCCCGGCCTCCACGTCCAGGCCGCTGTGTTATCCTTCGCCTTCGCATTCGCCCAGGCTTCCGCGGCCCCCTTGTCCTGCTTTGAGGCGTAAGGCGACTCGATGACCCCCTCGCCCTCCCCCGGCTCGCTGTTCGCGATCTGATGGCTCGCCCGGTAGGTTCCCGTGTCAACCGGAGACTCCTTGACGATCTTCGTGAAGGTCTTGAGGACCGTCGCCCGGATCAGCTGCGAGAGATCCGCGTTGATGCTGGCAGC